AATTTGAAGGTGGTTTTATTCACCTAGATGAGGATAGTGATGAATTTGAAAACTTAAAGAAAGAAATATTATCGTTTCCTGCTAAACCTAACGATGCTATTGATTCATTGGTACTTGCTCTTGAAACAGCAAACAAACCAAGAGTAAGAGTATTCGCAAGGAAGCCAACAGTCTTTTAGAAATTATTGTATAATTTAATGGAGGTATAAAAAATATGGACATAACCAAACTACTAGCAACAACTTTCCCATATCCTGATAGTGTAAATAGGATAAAAGCATACAGCGAATATGATGCTTTACTTGAAGGTAAACATTATGATGCTTTTGCTATTAAGGCAGAGAAAGGATTTACTGAAAGATATTCAAAATTAAGATATATTACCTGTAACTTTGCAGGTTTAGTTTCTAAAGTTATTGCTGATATTCTTTTTGGTGAGGGTATTCAAATTATTTCTGATAATAATCAAGATTGGCTAGAAGATTTATATTTTAAGAATCAAATGCAGACACTCAATTATGAGTCTGCTGTATCAAATTCATCTAAAGGCGATGCTTTATTTAAGATTAGAGTAGAAAACAATGAAATTTTTGTTGATGATATTAACCCTTCTATTTACTTCCCTCATTTAGACCCAAGTAATCCAAGAAAGAAACCAGTAATTGAAGAATTGGCTTGGACTGAAACAGTTGGTAAGAATAAATATCTTTTAAGAGAAATACATAGCCCTGGTTTTGTTACTACTACCTGTAATGAAATAGATGAAAAAGGTAATATTGGCATTAATTATGCTATTGAAGATTACAATAAATCAGCAGGCACTAATTATGTAGCTTCTGTTGATACTGGAATTAAACAAAATTTATTAGTATATGTCCCTAACTATCGTTATTCAGGTCATTATTGGGGAGTATCTGATTATCAAGACATTAAGGATTGATGTTTGCTTTGAATAACAGAATGACTAAGATTGATAATATCTTAGATAAACACTCTGACCCTATTCTGGCTGTCCCTGAAGGTGTATTAGATGAGCAAGGTAATGTTAAGAAAGAAGCCTTTGGAATGATTGAAGTTAAGGGTGACAAAGATAAGCCCGAATATATTGTTTGGAATGCTTCACTAGAAGTAGCTTTCAAAGAAATAGATAAACTTGTTGAATTTATGTTTATGTTTAGTGAAACTTCTCCTGATGTTTTAGGATTAGGTCAAGGTCAAGCAGAATCAGGTAGAGCATTAAAGATGAGATTGCTTCGTACTCTTGCTAAGAGAAACAGAAAACAACTTTATTACGACCAAGCATTAAAAGAAGTCTTATATATTTGTCAATTACTATCTAAAGCCAAAGGTTATACAGTTAATGGTAAAAAAGTTACTGACATTCCAGTTATCCCTCAAATTAAATGGGCTGATGGTATTGTTAATGACCCAATTGAAGATACTACAGTTGAAACTATGAAAGTTGAATTGGGATTAACTTCTAAGAAACGCTCTATTATGAAACTCGAAGGTGTTGAAGAAGCTGAAGCAGAAGCAATTATTGAAGACATTGATAATGAGAAAGCTGATTTTACTAGTGTTACTGATGAAACAAGTGGTAAGACTGCTAATAAGATTCAAAACACCCTTACTAATAAAAGTAAATCAGAAACAGTTAATAAGGTTTAATAACTATGGATGACAAGGCACTTAACCTACTACAGATGTTTTATCGTAGTGCCTCTCGCAAGATTGTCCAAACGATTAATGGCGGTACAGATTTCAGTCGTGATAGGAAACTAACAATCTTAAAAGAGGTAGATATTATATTGTCAGAGCTTGAATCAAGCACAAGAAAATGGGTAAATCGTGAAGTAAAGAATGGATATGTTGGTGGGGCTAAGGCTTCTATCGCTTTTCTTAATCAAGAATTAAATACTTCTCTTAAATATACTTTCACTAAAATAGATGAAGAAGCTGTCAAAGCTATTGCTGATGATACCTTTATGAATTTTGCTGAAGCTATATCAGGAGTTAAACGTGCTACTTCTAAATTACTTGACCAAGCAACTAAAGAAAGAATAAGAGCAATTATTGCTGAAGGTAAAATAAGTGGGGAAACTCGTAAATCAATTATTGGTAATATAGCTAGTCAATTAAGACAGGGTTTTGTAGCATTAAAAGATAAATCAGGTAAGACATGGAGCATTGAAGCATATTCAAAGATGTTAGCTAATACAAAGTTAAATGAAGCAACTAATCAAGGGGTTATTAATCAACTATCACAAGAAGGTGATGATTTAGTACAAGTAGTAGGGACTGAAGCATCATGTGAATTATGTAATCCTTGGGTTGGTAAGATTCTATCTATATCAGGT